CCAGTGGCAAACACCACTGCAACATTTTTAACGAGATAGAATCACTAGCCGACGATAAGTCTATGGTAGACAAATTATCGGTCAGGGACCCCAAGCAGGCCATATCTCTATTCTTAACTTGCTGATCTTCCAGGGCGATGCCAAATCGCTCGTCGAGACGCTTGTTAAGGTGCCATGCGAACCCTAACTGAAACATCGTGTTCAGTGTCGGTTCGACGCATATACACCTAGAGATACGATCGTTCTTCGGAACGAACGAAAGTTTACTCCCTGCTACTACACTTGCCGACCCGAAGTTAGCCTCACGGATTAATTCTCCGTTTAGCCATTCGGGGAAGCTCCAGATGTAGCGCCTGTACCAGTTGTACAGTGAGATGTCACTACAGCTCAAAGGCGACGAGAAGAACTTCGTATAGAAGTCACCCCCGTAGGCACCGACATTGGCACCAGGACCCACAGTTCCCTTTTTAAGGAGATCAAATGGGTGATCAACCAAAGGTTGACCCCTTCGAAACCAGAAACTATCTACAACGGCCCTAAAGCCATTGAGAAGTTCCTCCTCACGCACCTCTTGAACAGACTTATAGGTCCGCTCAGACATGTGTGACGGTAGCTCCCAGTTCTTGCACTTTTCATTAACGCGCAAGAACTTGTCTAAAGCAGCCGCATCAGCCTTTTCAGAGTTCTCTATCTCTAATTTCTTGAGAAGAGACTCTACTATGGACAATGCTGCCGCTTCTTTTAAGGAGATATCAGGCCAAGGACTAACAACCTCGAAAGGTAAGCCTTGTTCCCGAAGATCATCTTGGAGGGCGCGAAATAACATATCGGGCTTAGTTGCCACAATAAATACTCCAGCTTTGGAAACTTCTGCTACTGACTTACTCGGGTCCTAGACTAGGAAGCCGAAACAGTAGACAGCATAGCGGAAATAAGGTCAGTAACCTTACCACCGCCAGCCAGGAAGAACGCGAGCGCGATGAATGCACTTTTGTACTTTTTAAGGTATTTCAAGTGCCCACCACGCCCGTGACCAGCGTGTCGCCCAAGTCAGCACTTTCCTCAAAACTGAGGCCGAGTGCAAACGAGAGCATAGCGCGGATCTCTGCCGGGCTGTACGTTTCCATTCCAGCGGGAATGCCGATCTCCATACGGAGAGTAGCAATCGCCGGAACACCTGAAGAAACATAACCACCCTTACGGATGATGAGTTTCCACAGGTTAACTGGGGCCGGGGCGCGAAGCCCCGTCACCGGATTTGGTGCAGGCAGGGACCGAAGGGTCGCCGGCTTGATCAAAGTCGCGGTGAACGGCAACGAAGCCGAGTGCGCAGTGGCTCCAGTCTGCGTTCCGCCCAATGCGGTAACGGCAAGCTGCTTCGCCGCGCCAATGTTGGCGGGCGGGAGATCATCGACCACCGTAAAGGTGGGATCGGTGAAGCCAGTCTGGGCACTGCCCGTAATCGAAGAGTCAGGAGACCAAGTCATTTGGTTTTCCGTCCTAGGTTATGGAGTTACGAAGGAGACCTAACGACCAACAATGGACGTTATAGTCTTACGTGTGGTGCTACGCGCTCCAATAAGTGCAGCAATGTTGAGGACGTGCGTCCGATCAGAAGATCCCTTACGGGACTTCGTATCGAGCGCATCCGACGAGAAAGGTGTCCTGAATTCCAATGAAGGAATACTCAGGTGCACCCCAACCGCCGTCCGCGACTTGCTGAAGCGTTCACATTCACAAAGGGACGTAGGCGAGAAGGAATAACCCTTCAGGAGCTCAGCTCCGTTAGGGCTAGGGAAGGATGAATACAATTGCTCAGTCAGCCTCCTCTTGGAGGACTGGTAAGTGCCTTTGTTCACCCAACGCACGGATGCAGTGTTAAAGCATGCCGCGTCCACTATCGCACCAATATTGGTGAAATAGTCCACCAGAAAGGAGTACGGAATCAATTCCCATAAAGTGGGAACGACGTCACCCAGAGTCAAACCGATCGATCGACGAACGACCTCACTGTTTGTCCCTGAGATCACCTGGATACACCCGTAATACTTTACGGACATTACATACTTGGTCTCCCAAGTGTTGTAAATGTAGCCAGCCAGAAGGGGCCAAGGGGACTTTTCGCTATCAAGCGATTCGTCTTTAGCTCCTGCGTGCACAACGACTGTAGGCTCCCTATAAGTTTTATATTGAACTAATGCTTTTAGGGCATCATCCACATCACTCATAAGAGGCTTCCAACCGAACGCATACTCCAAGTAGGTGTTACTCACGACACTCTGAACGGCCGAAACTCTCGAGCCGAACTTCTGTCTCCGGATACTCCTGCCATTTTTGGAGAGACGCCGATTAAGCGTCCCAAAATACGCATGAATACCGTCCTGGAGCGCAGACAAGGGGTGCCGTATTGCATGAACAGTCTCTCTCAATTCGCCAAGAAACGTACCACCATTGAAGGTGCGCTGCGCCGCTATGGCTTTCGAGAAGAACTGTTGCAACGCCCTATTGTTTACTTTATCCATGCCGTTGCTCGGAGGCGGCCCTGTCATAGCCTCATAAGAGGAGTACAACAGAGTACCTTGAGCCTCAAGTTCTCGCTTCAACGTCGGCAGTGACGATGGGTCTTCCCATTTCTGGTAGACCTTACCGTTTGTCGAACATCGGAGCGACACGCCTGACACCGTCATCGTGGTGGTAGCTGAGTCGTGATTGGCGATTTGCCGTCTCCATGCGTACGAAGGGCCGTGATCTTCAGTACTAATGTCGATTCCAGGCTGTATAGAAACAACCGCAATCGGATATTTAGTAACAGAAGGTGCCACAGCACTCTCCGTATACACAGATTCATGAATCTCCACATAACCATTGCTACCACTCGAGTGTATGTGTCTGGCGGGCATAGATAAGTCCTCAGTAAACAATAAAAAGAAGGATACATCGATGTAACACCGCTGCAGCAAGTCGGTGACGAACCGACTCAAAGCCCAACCAAAGGCTCTGTAGCTTTAACGTCTACTTTCTGCGGGGGTTGCCCCGATCTTACGACCGAAACTCCCGTACTGGGTAATTAGCCCAACGGGTGATCACGATGAAGCCTCTAGGTTTCGTCTGGTTAGGACTTGACCACCACCTTTTCAGGTGTGAGCATTGAGTTGCTCAGAGGCGTGGTCCCCTTACGGGGG